TTAACCCTCTTTTGATTTCGGATCGAATTGATCGAATTTGCTGGCCGTTGCCTGACTTGCTTTTTTAGTCACATGCGCATAGAGATCGGCGGTCGTAGAATATTGGGAGTGGCGTAGACGGGCCTGAATAATCTTCATATCCGTTTCATTCTCCAGCAGCAATGTCGCTGTCGTATGCCGCAGATCATGAAGGCGAATATGTTTCAGACCATGACGCGCAAGAAACTTTTTCCACCATTGCGACGGATTCGAAAAGTACATCGGTTTCCCATAGCCCGCGTGAAAGACATAACGCCGGCCATCTGTACATTTCCATTTGTCGCGCATCTGCCAATAGTTCCTTTTCCATTGGCGCTCGTATGATTTAAGCTCGTCCATGTACCATTCCGGCATATCAACTACGTCTTCCGAGCCTTCTGTTTTAGGGGCTTCGATGACGGCCTCCCCGTTTTCGGTTAGAGGGATGTTTTCATCGATCCGGATCGTTCCGGAATCAAAATCCACATCATCCCACGTTAGCGCCACCAGCTCGCCCCGTCTAAATCCCCCGATCATCGCCCCAAGCATATACAGCCGCCACATTACCGGCTCTTTATACAGGGCTGCTATAGCCTCGTGAGCCTCAGCGGTCGTAAAGTATTTCATGGCCTTCTTTTCAATCTTGGGTTTCTTCACTCCGGTCATAGGATGATCTTTAATGACTTTCCATTCGACAGCCTGGTTGAAAATGCTCTTCAGCACTTTGTATATATACTGCACGGTGCTGCTAGAAAGTGTCTCGCCTCGTCCATCCTTCCTTGCTCCCGGCTTGCTGAGTTTGTCGATAAATGTTACGATGTGCAACGTCTTTACTTGATCGATTCGCATATGACCGAACTCCGGAATGATGTGCTTATCGACATGGCCGTTATAGTTCTTATAAGTTCTTTTCGAGTATTCTTTTTTAGCGAACTTTTCTCGCCATTCCTCAATGACAAAAGTGGAGAACAACATTTTGTCGGGAGCGATATACGAACCGGATTCCACCTCCATTTTGAATTTTAAGAGTTCCTCCTGCAGATGCTCTTTCAATTTCTTCGGCGCACGAAGCAGGGAGGCATCATCAACCACGACTGGTCTGCGCTCCATAATCTTGGTGCCATCCGGTCGATAGCCGACCACAACATTCAGCCTCCAAGTGTTCGCACTACGCTTTTCTACATAAGCCATCCCCATTCTCCTTCCATTAAAAGAACGTATGTTCTATTTTTATGTATGATAAACAGCCTTTCGGCTGGGAAGCGCGAAAGCTTCTAAAAACTGAGGTATGAATCATCGTCGCACCAGAGGCTACGTTTCGGCATCTTCTTGAATTCGGCTAGCTCGGGGGGGACACCGCATAGCGCGGCAGCCTCATAGATCGTCATGCCGTCGAGCAGGAGTTCGTCGGGTATTAATAGATCGACGGCGAACTGGTTGGCTTCACGTTCGTATTTTCCGGCATGGAATAAGGTGTGTTCATCAATCCAAAACCTACTGATGCCTGGGTGGAGCAATGCGTGAGCCAATTCGTGAGCACATATGATGCGTTGCCATGATTCGGACAATCCGGAATGGATAACGATGTATTTACGCCTCAGTGTTTTCCGATAAAACCCCCGTGTACCCGCGCCTAAATCCTCGAACCACACCTCAATATTTAATAGATGCGCCAAACGAAACGGACAGTTCGTCTTATATTTTCGCAGGAGCTTACGGATTAGCTTGCGGGTCAACTTGTCCATAGGCGATTACTCCGATTCAGATGGCTTTTTCCTGCGCCCGTATGTTTTTTTGTTTTTCTCCTTCGCGTTCCAAAACATTGCTTCCATGACTCGCTTGATTTTTTCCTTGTCCTCCTCTTCTAGCGGAACTCCGTCGAACATGATCGGTTCGTCATCTTCGAGCATCTTTTTAAAGTCTCGCTTATCCTTCGGTGTAGCCCAATCGGGAATGGGGGAGTTCCGCTCAGGCACTTTTCCGCCTTGTGCCCCTCCTAGAAGATAGTCGATCGATACCCCGAAAATTTCAGCCAACTTTGAAGCCATTTCGGCGCTTAAACGCTTCTTGCCACGTTCCAGTTCATAAAAGTATGTCGGTGTAATGCTTAACATCTCAGCTAGTTTAGTTCCAGTCATATTACGCTCTTTGCGTAATTTACGAATATTATTTTCCATAACGAGCCTACTTTCAGAAAGCTATTTGCTTAAATACTATCAGCTATTAGCTTAATTCTCAAACAGCTAATAGCTCTAAAATGGAGGATATTAAAGAAAAATAGAGCAAATAGCGTATTTATCGGTTGTTTTAATCGAAAATAAAGCATATAGCTCTATAAAGCTCTTTGTTAATATATAGCTATTAGCTTAATATTAATGCAGGAGGTGAATTGGATGAGCATGTCGGAAGCAATCGGAAAGGTGCTAAAACAGCGGGATATCAGCCCATCCGATCTTGCTCGGATGACAGGGTACACACCGCAGTATGTGATTGATCTGCTTAAAGGAAGCCGCCGCTGGAATGAGACAACGCTGACAAAAGCATGTGACGCGCTGGGACTGAAAATCGAAATTTCGGAGAAGACGGCTTAATTCGGTCAAATTCGATGGTTGATGACTGAATCGAAAGCGAGGTGAGAGGGTGGACGAGCAGCGTGCTCATGAGATAAGTGGACATTTTGAAAAGAGGATTATTTTTGAAAATGGAGCCACGATCGCAGTTACTATTTCTTACGACGATGTGGCTCCCCAGGACGCAATCAAAGTGATTTCTGGATTGGAGATACTTTCTAAACAAGTGCTGAGCGAAGTTAAATCATTTAAAAAAGTGACCGAGTAGTTTCGTTGTCAAAGCTCCCAGTAACCATCCGTATTTGGATGCTGTTTCAGAAAAACGCGAAAAGGTCCCTTTTTGTACAGGGATATTGTTATCGACAATTGCATTTACCGTTTTCAACAGTTCAGACATAAGTTCTTTGTCTTCACCGCAGTTTTTATCGATCATGTCGAGAATTTGCTTGTCAGAGAAATTGTTCGTAAGCGTGGCCTGTTGTTGGGTTCCAACGATTGAATTCTGCACATCACCAATATTAAAGGTCACGGCAGCAGGGGGCTGATTTGTCCGGCGATTAAATTCAACTTTCGTCAGGTAGTATGCCTTCTTTGCGAATACTCGATTGCGTTCAAGACCCATAGATGCCGTGACATCTTCAATATAGAATTCTTCGTTGCTAGATTCTGCGCGAATCCAATCTTCTGGCAGGATGTCCGTTTCAGGGTAGAAATCAACAAACCTTCTGCCCTTATCGGAATTACGCATACCATCGACAATGGCGAGAACTTCACCGTTACGAATGATTGAAAATTTCTCGCCGAATTGACTCATGAAATCGTTTAGTCGCACTTAGATTCCTCCATATTCGACATTTATTGTTTGTGGGGCAACTACCATTTTACCAGAGGGGTAGGAAATATTCGACAGAATAGGGGGGGACAACAATGAACGCCGCAAATGCTTTTACCGCGATGTACGAGCAGATTGTCGCCGAAGCCGCCGAACGCGTTCGTAAGGAACTGGAGGAGACGTTCGTACGCTCCTATCAAGACCGGACATTGAACAGCAGAGAAGCTGCTGATCATCTTGGGATATCTACGCAAACCTTGTATAAGCTCTGCGCAGAAAAGCGGATAAAACATATTCCAGTCGGCTCATTGCGATCCACAAAACCAGAATTTCGTTTTCGTCAGTCCGTGTTGGATACATGGATGAGAGAACAGGAAGAAAAGAGCATTCAATGAGGGCCTACATCGGTCAGGAGTGAAAGGACGTGTGAGTATGAGAATCAGCCGAAAGAGTTGGGGTGTGCTGACGCTACAGGAAAAGCTGGCGATCATCAGCAACGCGATCACAACCAATAGGCGCCGGTGGGCGCGGTGAATCAATGAAAAAAAAGAAAATCGCCCCGTGAGCAGCTTTGAGGGAAGCAGCTCCGGGGCGAAATCGTCGCAATATGATACAAACCATCTATTTCCATTGTATCAGACTTCGCGGCGATCGACAACGCTTTTGCCGGGCGTTATCGGGCTCGTAATGGGTATTATCTTTCCTGCGATGCAGCCGTGAAAGGAGAATACGAGATTAATAGATTAGCCGATGGGGGCGGCATTCCCTTCGGCGTATGCAGCAGGACAGAAATACTCCTTACGGCATCATGGAGCTGGGGGAGTGCCGCGTGAGGAGTTTTGTACGTGAGAAGAAGATTTACTGCGGGAAGCAGTTTATGGAAGTGGACATATACCCGCTTACACAGGTGGGATCGATCCCGAAGAAGCGGGGGAAGAAGGAGAAAGTATCCGCCCCCAAACAGAGGAATCTAAACGATAAGAACGCCAAGCGGTTTTTCGTTCAGTTGATCAATACGAACTTTGGAGCGAACGATCTACACGTAACCGTCACCTATGCCGAGCTGCCGGAGACGGTGGAGGCGGCAGAGAAGGAAGCGACCAATTACATTCGACGTTTAGCACATAGAAGGAAGCGGGAGGGGATGCCCCCGCTCAAGTACGTGCTAGTTACGGAGTACAGCACGAAAGCGGACAAGCCCACTCGGATACATCATCACATCATCATGTCCGGAGGGCTGGATAGGGACACGGTCGAGGACTTATGGCGACGGCCACGGAAGCGGGGGCAGAAGCAAGGCGACCTGATCGGCTACGTTAACGCCGATCGTCTAAAGCCGAACGATTACGGACTCGAAGCGCTTGCGAGATATCTGTCCAAGGAGCCAGCAGGGAAAAAGCGATGGAGTTGCAGCCAGAACCTTCAACGGCCGGAATGTCGAACCAATGATAGTAAATACACTCGCAGGCAGCTCGAACGGATCGTCCGTGACGAAATCGACAATCAGACGTTTTGGAGAAGGTTGTATCCAGACTGGGACCTGACGGAATGTAAGCCTGCATACAACGAGCTAACCGGCTGGGCGGTTTACCTTAAACTCCGAAGATCACCGGACGCGAAGGGAGGGAGCGGGCATGAAGCAAAGCGACAAACTGAATGAGGACATCCGGATCGTCGTTAAAGCGCTGGAGATGGATGGATTATCAGAAGCACAGCGCAAGCGCGGATGGGATCGATTCGACGAGCTGCGGGCTCAATTGCAAGAAGCCTATCGCGCCGAGGCGGAAGCACACATTCACGGCATTCGCAGCACTCTCCATTCCAAAGGAGCGAAATCCTGTGCCAGTGCGCGAGCTTAATCAACTTAAACGAGGTGTAGAGATGAGACACAGCCTAGCAAATCGCGGAATGGCATTTGAGAGCATGATAGATTTTTGCAATCGTCAGTATGAATATCAGAAGATCGCCCTTATCAATAAGCGGCCAACGCCGGTCAAGATCACATCGAAAAAGCTGAATCGCGTTACGGGGCTCCTTACCAAACCGTCCACCGTCGACTATGACGGCCATTACCGGCAGCGTGGCATTGCGTTCGAAGCAAAATCCGTCGCGGATTCCGAGCGATTTCCGCTATCGAATTTGGAGGCCCATCAATTTGACTATCTAGCTCGAGCGCATTACATCGGCGGAGCCGTGAGTTTTCTGCTCGTCGAGTACCAAGCCGCCAGGAGGACATTTCTACTGCCATACCCGCAGCTTGAACAGCTATGGAGATCCCAGTCGTCGGCAGTCCGTGGTAGCAAGAGCATCTATATTGCAGACATGGAGCGGGTCGGGTTCGAGGTCAAGCCTGGGCGCACGCTGCCTCTGGATTATTTGGCTGTCGTCGATGTCGTTTGGGGAACTGCGGAAGGAGGAAGGGATTGAGAGAAATCATCGTTGATAATTTCGCCGGAGGCGGTGGAGCCTCTACCGGTATCGAAATGGCGACGGGGCGAAGCGTCGATATTGCAATCAACCACGACCCGGCAGCGATCGCCATGCACGAAGTCAATCATCCAGACACCGAGCATTATTGTGAGTCGGTATGGGACGTGGACCCGCGAGAAGTGGCAGCAGGACGTCCGGTAGGGCTTTGCTGGCTTTCCCCAGATTGTAAACATTTTTCAAAGGCCAAAGGCGGCAAGCCGGTGGAAAAGAAGATTCGCGGGCTCGCGTGGGTAGCGCTCCGGTGGGCGGCGACCGTCCGCCCGCGGGTGATTATGCTCGAAAATGTCGAGGAGTTTAAAACGTGGGGACCGCTCGTCATCGGACCGGACGGAAACCAATGGCCGGACCCAAAGAGGAAGGGGAAGACGTTCAATTCGTTCGTGAACGCGCTTCGTCGTCAGGGATATGAAGTCGATTGGCGCGAGCTGCGGGCTTGTGATTATGGAGCACCGACGATCCGTAAGCGGTTTTTCATGGTTGCCCGCCGCGACGGACATCCAATCGTATGGCCGGAAACGACGCACGGCGACCCGGAGGGTGAGGCGGTTAAGTCCGGGCGGCTCAAGCCGTGGAGGACGGCAGCAGAAATTATCGATTGGTCGATTCCATGCCCGAGCATTTTCGAGCGTGAACGGCCACTCGCCGAGAATACGCTGCGGCGGATCGCCCGCGGAATACAGCGGTTTGTCATTGAAAGTCCAAACCCATTCGTCATCAAGGTCAACCACAAATACGATCAGTTTCGCGGGCAATCGATCGATGAGCCGATGCAGACGGTTACAGCGAAAAACGGATGGGGTTTCGTAACGCCGTACATCGCCAGGATCGGACAGACGGGATTCGGCGGCGACCGGCTCCAATATGCAGCAGATGGTCCGCTGACTACCATTACGACCAAGGCAGAGCATTTGCTCGTTACGCCGGTATTGGGCGTCAATACGACCGGACACCCGGGCAGCTCGCCGGAAGAGCCGCTTCGGACGGTAACAACAGGCGGACATCACATGTTGATCAGTCCAGCACTAATCCAGATGGGATATGGAGAGCGGCCAGGACAAGAACCACGCGTGTTGGATAAGGATAAGCCTCTCGGTACGGTGACCGCAGGGGGCAATAAGTTCGGCCTCGTCGCTGCATTTATAGCAAAGCACTACGGCGGCATGACAGGCGTGGAAGTCGATACGCCTTTGCCAACGACCACAACGCGCGGAACTCAAAATCAGCTTGTGACGGCCCATATCGCCCGACACTTCGGTGAGTCTATCGGTAGCGCGGCGGACGATCCGATCGGAACAGTTACGGCAGGCGGCGGGGGAAAGTCCTCCATCGTTACGAGCCATTTAGTCAAGCTGCGCGGGACATGCGCGGACGGTCAAACGGTCACGGAGCCGATACCGACAATTACGGCAGGCGGACTCCATGTCGGAGAGGTCCGGGCGTTCTTGCTGAAATATTACGGCAGCGCCGACAACGGCCAGCAGATAGAAGAGCCTTTGCACACTGTAACAACCAAAGACCGATTCGGACTTGTCACGATCGAGGGCACCGACTATCAGATTATCGACATTGGAATGAGAATGCTTGAGCCGCACGAGCTATTCGCGGCGCAGGGATTCCCGGAAGACTACGTTATCGACCGAGACGCCTGCGGAAATAGATATCCCAAGTCGGCACAGGTGGCCCGCTGTGGTAACTCGGTTCCGCCTCCGTTTGCCGAAGCACTAGTCCGGGCGAATCTTCCTGAATTTTGCACGGGAAGCGGGAAGGCATTCGCATTCGAGCGGTACCGGCCTGAAATCGACAAGTGCGGACAATTGCAATTATCAATCTAAGGGGAGGCGTTCGCCGTGAATCCAAACTTGGAAAGTTGGTTCACTACATTCGAAATGCCTGAAAAAACGGCCAACTTGGTCCGGGAGCAAAAAGAAAAGAAGTATGTTGTTCAGATGCTAAAGCAGCCGAGCGGAAAATACATCCTGAAATATCGTGGAATGACCGACATGGAAAAGGCTGAGAAAAGCCGGCAAGCCAAAATGAATAAAAATATCACGAATTAAGGATTCGTTATGCCTAGGAAGGGGGGCAAACATGGGTATAAGAGTAGCCGGCATGGGAGGGCATCAATCAGCCAGGATGATCAAAGACGAATGGCTAACACCGCCAGAGATTATCCGCGATCTTGGACCGTTTGATCTCGATCCGTGTTCCCCGGTTAAGCGACCATGGGACACCGCAAGAAAGCATTACTCTGTTCTGGATAATGGGCTTGAGCAAGAGTGGTTCGGCCGTGTTTGGCTCAATCCTCCATACGGTCGAGAGGCTTCAGAGTGGTTACAACGGCTTTGGACCCACGGAAACGGAATCGCGCTCATATTTGCACGAACCGAAACGGAAATGTTTTTCGATCACGTTTGGGCGAAGGCGGATGCGCTACTATTTTTAAAAGGTCGACTGTACTTTCATCACGTTGATGGTAACAGGGCCAACGCAAACGCCGGCGCCCCATCGGTATTAATTGCTTACGGGTCCGGAAACGTTCAAGCGTTGGAGGATGTGAGTTACTGGGGAAAATTGATAAAGCTTTGACCCATTTAGCGCAGAAAGGAGTGGTGCAAGATGTGGGAAATATCTCACAGAGCTGACCCAAAGGCTCGCGAAATAGCCGATCGGCACTACAATCGCCAAAAGATAGGTTCTCCGCAGTTTGTGCCTCCCGGACGCTGCCTTGTCCTCTATGCCGAAAATGATTAGGGCCGCGCCTTATGGGTTACCTCCTATCCGTTCGCGGAATACGTCAAGCACGAATGGGCCGGGGCGTGGATGTGTTCGGCATTCCGAAATGAAGGAGCTGGCGTAGCATCGGAAATGATTACGCAAGCCGTGGCTGCTACCCGCGCATATTTCGGCGAGCCGCCGAAGCTCGGCATGGTTACATTCATCGACCGGCGCAAGGTGAAGCCGACGATGGTGCGCGGCGAGAAGACGTGGGGCTATACATGGCTGAAATGCGGGTTTGAGTATGTAGGCGAAACGAAGGGCGGACTTATGGCGCTACAGTTGCGGCCTGAACGTATGCCAATGCCACGATACGCCTGCGGCACGCAGTTATGCATGTTTTGATACACCAATCGAAGATTTAGCGAAGGAGAGAGAACATGACCAAACATCCCTATATGGCTCGGGGTGTGCTGCCTGGAATGGATCAGCTTGTCGACATGACCAATAAAGGAGCGATTACCTTGAATAGACAAGCAATCTGCGATGTATTGAATAGCCTCGAAGTGGTTGAGCAAGAGGGCGGGGAGTCGGCATATATTTCCGTCGAAGATAATTGCGAGAATCGCGAAAAACTATACGCCATGGGAATAACGAAAGAAAGCATAGATGCAGTAGGCGACGGATACGGAGAGACATTCGACATTCTCGCACTCGCATTCTATGACGGAAAACCCTTTGCCGACGATTATGAGAAGGGCAAATTCGTAGTTTGGGAAAGCCTTGTGGACGACGATCTTCGCTACCGCGTCACTAACGGGCAGGCGAGGCAAACAGACTCCGAACGACTTCTCCAGGCGCTGGAGCCGGAATTATTCGGGGGGGGTATCCCATGGCCCAACCTAACCTCAAATGCTACTGGACCTATGACGTATCGATGGAGCATCAAGATATAGTTTTCGCCGTCAGCCGCAGCGCAGCCATATATGCCAGCGAAACGTACCGCCAACATGATATAGACTGGATCAACATCCGTGCTGTGCGAAAGCCCCACTTTGACCAGTACGCCGAATCGAGAATTCCGAAGCAGGCATTACTTGAAGAAGGTTGGTGGTTTGAGTGCTATGGATGGGGCTGTAGTCGCGAGCTAACAATCGACGATAAACCCCTGATCCGTGACAATCACTGTTATTGTGACGATAACTGCGCCAATCGTAAAAGAGGGGAGCGGGTTATACGCCATAACAATAAGCGGATTATACACGACATTCCTTAACGGCGTGGAACAAGGAACCATTTACCTGCCCGATGTTCATAAGTACATGGATGACTTTTTCGTAGATGTGGACTACGAAGTCAACCAACGGAAAAAGATCATTCATATCACGGCATCGCCAGAAGAGTTGAAAGTAATAGAAGCATACCGCTATAGGCATTATGCGACAAAGGATTAACAATGACGGGAAGCGGGTGGATATATGAACAACACAGCATTGGTTGACCAGATAGCAAAAGCGGCAGCACAAGTAGCGCTTGAATATCTAGACAGGGAGAAACTGAGAAGACAGAAGGTGAAGCGGGACCAACGTCTCCGCAATACAAAGTTGTTGCTCAAGAATTATCGATCGTTTGTTGCTCATTGTGATGAGCTACAGGACAGGCTTACGGCGATCCAGGAGGCAGAAACGTTGAATGAGCTGCATTCGGAAGAGTACGCTATTGATTCGATTTCGAGAAGTAAGAAACGAACCATTGTTATGACTCGGTTTATCCAACAAATGGTTGAGGTATACGGGAAAATGTGCGAATCTTCTAGAACACCAGAGGACATGCGAAGGTATAAGGTCATTCACACACTCTACATTTCGGAAGAAAAAATGACTCCGGAACAGCTATCAGAAATTCACCAAATTGATACTCGGACCGTTTACAAGGATGTGAACAACGCTTCGAAAACCTTGGCTATATTGATTTTTGGTGTGGATGGTATCCAATTCGATTGAGGCAAAAGCACGGCAAAAAGAGGGCATTATATAGGCAAATCAAACCTGATATTATGGTAGTGTGCAATGAGTAGGTATTCTCTTCCTTGATTTAGGGCGCTCTTAATGGGCGCCTATTTTTTATGGAGTTGATGATATGCCGAGCAAACCTAAACGACCGTGCAGCGTGTCTGCTTGTCCGAACCTGACACAGGAACGATTCTGTTCCGATCATACCGATCGGGCAAAGCAACCGGACCGCAAGCGCGGCACATCGGCTCAGCGGGGATATGGTTCCCAATGGCGTAAAGCGCGTGCGGGCTTTCTGCGGAAGAATCAGCTATGTGTCCAATGCAAGGAACAAGGGCTCATCGTAGAGGCTACGGTCGTCGACCATATCAAACCCCACAAGGGGGACAAGATGCTGTTCTGGGATCGGTTGAACTGGCAGGCTTTATGCAAGCAGCACCATGACACCAAGACAGCACGAGAGGATGGAGGGTTTGGTAGATGAAGATATATCGAATTGAGAAATGAACAAATGAGAGTCTTATGCTATACTGCAAGAAAAAGATGTGAGGATGGGTTTATTTTGTCGCTTTCCGAGCAGCTCATGTACAGCACGGTTCGAATTGAATGTATTGATAGAGATGGAGGGATAAGCACAGGTACCGGGTTTTTCTTTCGTATGTTAGAGAGAGAAGACGGTACATATGTTCCAGTAATCGTAACAAACAAACATGTAGTTGAGGGTGGAGTGGAAGGCAAAATAGTTGTCCACTTGAGCACCGAAGCTGAGACTCCATCGGGGTTACATCAAGAAGTAATAATCAAGAACTTTGAGAACGTATGGGTTAACCACCCAGATGATGACGTTGATTTGTGCGTTATGGCAATCAGCGAATTAGCCGATGCTCTAAGTCAGCGTGGACATAAGCCTTTTTTTATTCCTATGAACAAAGATATTATTCCTTCTGATGAAGAACTTCACGAGCTAAGAGCAATTGAAGATATAGTAATGGTAGGATATCCCAATGGTATTTGGGATAGTGTAAACAACCTACCAATTATGCGCAGGGGGATAACAGCAACACATCCTGCATATAATTATGAAGGTAGAGAAGAGTTTCTAATTGATGCGGCATGTTTTCCAGGTTCAAGTGGTTCCCCTGTTGTACTGTTAAACGAAGGGGATTATAGCGATAAATTAGGAAACACATATCTAGGTACTAGAGGACGTGTATTATTATTAGGAGTATTATATGCCGGCCCTCAATTTACGTCACATGGTGAGGTTCAAATTGTTCAAGTACCAACAAATCAACAAGTGATTTCCGTTTCACGCAATATGCTTAATCTCGGAAACATAATAAAAGCGAAGAGAATTTTAGAAATTGAAAATCTTATTAAAGAAATGATACATGAAACACCCTAGCGGGTGTTTTTTTTAGGATTTTTGAAGAGGTAGGGGGGGCAAATCTCTAGGAAGTTTTGCCCAGTAGACCGCGCGCCCCTCTTGTGCGAAAAAATGTCCCCGTGTGATTTTCATCTAACGGGATATTAATATACAATTTATGGAAGGAGTGGGCCGCATGAATAAGGTCGTTTCCTTTGACCACATGCGGGTCGGAGCCAAAGGCGGAGGGAAACATTGGACTGAAAAAGAGGTCAAAAATCGCACGCAAGCAGCACAAAAATTCAAGCGAAAAAAGAGAGTTTCTTTAAAATATCCGGACTGGATCGGCGAAGAAGCGCGAAAAGTTTGGAATAAAACAGTCAAAGACATGAAAGAATTTGAAATCCTCGATACAGTAGACGAAGAAGTGCTCGCGCTTTACTGCGACCTCGTCGCTAAATTGCGGAAACTGAATTTCGCAATCGAGGACAACGGTTTGATGATCGAAGATGAACAATATGGACGTGTGCCGAACCCCGGAGTAACAGAGCTCGTAAAAATGGCGCAAAGCTACCAACGACTTGTGCTGCAATACGCCGGGAAGCTTGGAATAACGGCAGAAGCGCGGGCACGTCTTGCTAAGCGGATGGCTGATGTTGTAGGAGCCGGTAAAGGCGGCGGAACAGATGAGCTATTCGACTGATTGGCAGGACCTTCACCCGACACACCTATACGCGGCGGAGATTGTGTCCGGATTGCGACAGAGTTGCGAGATGGAATTCCTCGCCTGTCAGAGACACTTATCTGATTTGCAGCGGCAAGCGACGCCGGAGTTTCCTTACGTATTCGACGAGAGTCGCGCCGATCGCGTCTTTGACTGGTTCGAGAAATGCTGCAAGCATGTTCGTGGCCCTTTTTCCGGCCAGCTCATTGAACTGCTACCATTTCAGAAGTTCGATATCGGTGCGGTTTACGGCTGGGTCCATATGGGGACGGGACAGCGTAGGTTCAGGAAAGCATTCCACCTGCGGGCTCGTGGTAACGTAAAGTCCACCGAAATGTCTGGGCTCGCGCTTTACGGGATGTGCGCGGACGCGATCTATCCGCCTGGAGAGCCGAGCAAGCGACAGTATGAGCACAGCCCCGAGGTGGATTGTGCGGCCGTCGATAAAGGACAGGCCAAGCGGGTTTGGGGCGACGCGCGAGAAATGGCGCTGGCGAGTCCGGAGATTCAAAAAAGGCTCCGTGTTCGTCGTGGGTACATCGAACACGAAAGCCGAGGCGGGCTGCTCAAGCCACTGAGCAAGGACACGAAGAATAAGGACTCCGGCGCACCATGCCTTGTTGTCATTGATGAATATCACGCGCATCCGACGTCCGAGATTCTGGACGTATCTTATTCGGGATTTGGCAAGCGACTGCAGAGCTTAATGCAGATCATCAGCACGGCCGGAAAAGACGCAGAGAACAGTCCTTGTAAAAAGGAATACGACATCCTCCGGAGAATGATGCGCGGCGAGACGCCGATGCAGGATACGTATTTTGTTATGATCCGCGAGCTGCCCGATGGAGCCGATCCACACGATGAATCTTTGTGGTCGATGCCAAACCCAGTGTTGCAGGAGGACAATGCTTATTCTCAGGAGTTGCGGCGGCAAATCCGGACGGAGCATGACGAGGCGTATAACAGCGGCGACCCGGACAAGATCCGGGAATGGTTGATCAAGCGAGTCAACCGTTGGCAAGCAGACAGCGAAAATAAATACTTTGCCGGTATCATGGACAAATGGAAAGCCCTCGCGGTGAAGCGGGAGGCTTTTTTAGCGCTTGTAAGGGGGCTTCGAACTTGGCTCGGGCTAGACTTATCCAAACGTGTCGACCTTACGGCGGACGGGTTCGTGTTCAAACTCGACGGCAAGACTCCGGTTGAAACAGCCGGCGGCACCATATATCCGCTGTTCGCCGTTTGTGCTCATGGCTTTATGCCGGAGGAGACGGCGACGAAACACGAGCACTCCGACCGGGTGCCTTACAAGGCTTGGGCAAAGGACGGTTGGTGTACGTTAACCGAGGGAGCGGTCACCGATTATCGATTCATCAAGTCGCATATCCACGACATGGAGTTCGACGAGAAGTGGAAGGTTGTCGAGGTGGACTATGATCCGTACAATGCGACGCACTTCGCGCAGGAGTTAGTAACCGAGGGTTACGAGGCAGTCGAGATTAGGCAAGGGGTTCAGACGCTCTCCGAACCAACGAAATATTTCCGTGAGCTCGCTCTAAAAGGACAGATCGTCCACGACGGGAGCCCGCTTTTAACCTGGTGTTTGTCCAATGCGGTTGAGATCATCGACAACAACGGCAATATCAAGCTTTCGAAGAAGCACAAAGACGACAGCCAGCGGATCGACGTGATCGCCGCGATCATTAACGCATTAGCGCGGGCGATGCTCGACCAAGGTAAGCCAAAATCACGTTACGAGACCGAGGACGTTCGGGTCATTTGACGAGAGGGGGAGGTGATGAAACTGAAAATACCATTTCTGTCTAAACGAAAAGAGCGAAGAAGCTCAGAAGAAAGTAGCAACTTAACAAATCCGAAAAGATGGCTATTTGATGCTTTCGGAGGAGGGGGCGGCAAGGGGGCGCCGGTGACCTCGAAGACCGCTATGCGATCGACAGCGGTTCTCGGATGTGTTCGGATCTTATCGGAGACAATCGCTTCCTTGCCGCTGCCCGTCTATCGACGGATGAAGCCAAGAGGCAAGGAGCGGACGAGTCACCTGGTCGGGGATATATTAGGGAAATCGCCAAACCCGTTTATGACCGCATTCACCTTCCGCGAGACGATGATGGCGCACATGCTTTTATGGGGCAACTGCTACGCAGAGATCGAATATGACGAGCGCGGAGACATTAAGGCACTATGGCCGATCCCTCCCTATCGAGTTGAGCACATGGAAACGGCGGATGGAAAGCCTTTTTTTCGGGTCTCGACCAAGGTTGGCAAACAGTACAACGTCCCCTATTACGCGATGCTGCATATTCCCGGACTCGGCTTCGACGGACGCAAAGGTATATCCGTCATCCAGTGGGCAAGCCAAGGAATTGACCTTGCGCTTGCGACAGAACAGTTCGGATCCGAGTTCTTCGCCAACGGAACGAATGTCGGAGCGGTCGTGACCCACCCGGCAGAGCTAAGCGATGGAGCGTTCAAGCGATTACAAAAATCTCTCCGGGAAAAATACGAGGGTTTGGGACGCTCACATCGACTGATGCTGCTTGAAGAGGGCATGACGTTCGCGAAGAACACGATTCCTCCGAACGACGCGCAGTTTTTGGAAACGCGGAAATTTCAAACGAGCGAGATCGCTCGAATCTTCCGGGTTCCTCCGCACATGCTCGCGGACCTGGAAAGAGCGACGTTCTCGAACATCGAGCAGCAATCTATTGATTTTGTTACCCATACGATTCGTCCATGGGCCGTTCGATGGGAGCAGACGATTAATATTCGACTGTTTGACAGTAACGAGCAGAAGCGCTTATTCGCCGAATTCCTGCTGGAAGGACTGCTTCGCGGGGAGACGAAGGCGAGATATGAAGCCTACGCGATCGCCCGGCAAAATGGATGGCTTTCGGTCAACGAGATCCGTGAGCTGGAGAACTTGAATCCGATCGAAGGCGGCGACGTGTACCTGACTCCACTGAACATGGCACCAGTAGGTCAGAACGAGAAAGGGGGTGATAACGACAATGAACAAGGAAACCAAGGAGCAGCGGGAAATCCTCTTGCCGGAGAGCAAGCTGGAGATTCGGAAAGCGGAGGGGGAGCAGACTAAGATTATCGGTTATGCGGTCCGCTGGGATCAGTTATCACGCCCGATTTTCGGCATGTTCCAAGAGCGATTCGCACGCGGATCCTTCGCCGGAACGTTGGTTAACCCGGATGTGTATGCGAGCTGGCAACATGACAGTCGGGAAGTGCTGGGGCGGACGCCGAACACGCTCATATTGACGGAGGATGAAATCGGACTCCGGTACGAAATCACCCCGCCGAGCTGGGCGGAAAAACATGTGGAGACGATCGAGCGCGGCGACGTGCGAGGGTCGTCTTTTATTTTTCGCTCCGTTGTTGACGAGTGGGACGAATCCAATCCAGACATGCCGATCCGCACGGTCAAAGAGGCCGAGCTATTCGAAGTCAGCCCAGTTACGACGCCAGCATATCCACAATCGAGCGTAGGCATTAGATCGGTCGAAGACGTTTTCCAAGGCCGCCCGCAATCCGCGCAGGCTGCAGAGGCCGAACGAATTGCAGCCGAAGCTCGAGTCAATTACGAACATGTCTTAAGGCTCAGAAAAATTAAATCCCTCTAAAGGAGATGGACTCATTGAACCTTATCGAAATGAGAAAGAAACTTGCAAGCTTGAAAGATCAAATGCGTGCGCTGGTTGAATCGGCGCAAGGCGAGAAACGGGCGATGACGTCAGAAGAAGACGCATCTTTCACAGCGCTGGAGACGGAAGCGGAAACGCTGGCCGGACAAATCAAGGTCGAAGAGAGAGCCGAGCGAATCGCGATGGAAGGCGGACACAAGGCTAACGGCGAGATGAACGAAGCGGAAGTGAGCCAAGAATATCGCAGCGCCTACGAGAAGTACCTCAAATACGGCCGTCACGCTGATTTTACGGACGAAGAGCGTCACGCGTTCAAGTCCAAGCAGCAAGAGGCGCGCGCGATGGTCGAAGGTGACAAAACTGCAGGCGGCATCCTGGTACCGGAGGATGATGCGAAAGAAATCATTCTGCAAAAGAAGACGAAGCGCTCTATCCGGAACCTCGTCGGCGTGAAACCTGTCGGGACTTTGTCCGGTAGCCGTCCGAAACGTCGCGGAACGGATATGAAGCTCAAAAACTACGACGAAAAAGCGCCGATCGACAAAGAAGCTACGCCGCAGTATAGCGATGTGAAGTATAAGGTTCACAAATACGGCGGCATTTTCGAAGTCACGAACGAACTGCTCGCCGATAGCGCGGTGAACATCAGCGATGAGCTGCGCGATTGGTACACCGAAATCTCCCTGAACACGGAGAACGACCAAGTGTTCAACGGCGCGGGCGGTGAAGACGCATCCGAAGGGATTTTCACGACGACGGCCTATCGCACGCTCGCGGCCCCGGCTGCAATCGATGTAAAGACCCTTCGGAAGTTGAAAAACATGGTGGACGCAGCTTACCGCAGCGGGGCGAAATGGATCATGAACACGGCCGCAACCGAAGCACTGGCAGATATGAAGTACGCAGATGGAAAAAGCGTGCTCGTACCGGATCCGACTCAAGCTGACGTTTTCACGCTGTTCTCCTATCCGGTCGAAGTGTACGACGACATTCCCACAGTAACCGGAAAAACCAAAATTGCGTTCGGAAATTTCGAGGTCGGCTATTACTTCTTCGATCGCAAGGCGCTTGAAGTCAAAACGACCGATGAGGGCGGAGACGCATTCGACAATGATACGACGCTTACCCGGGTTATTCAACGTTTTGACGGAAAACCGGCGAACGAAGACGCGATCGTCATCCTGACCGGTCTAAGTGTCGAAGCCTAATTTAATAGAGGGGCTTCGGCCTCTCTTTCAAGGAGGAATAACATATGGGTTACGTGACCAAAAATCATGTCTCTCCGGATAAATGGGTCATTGGTGGAGAATTGGCCATCGAAGGATCCGGACAAATCACCAGGGACGGCGTGCCTATCGATCTGGGAGGTAGCGGTGCTAGCGGGCCTGGTGCTTGGACGGACATTACAGGTAAACCCGCAGTAATCGCAGCAGGTGCAGACCAGGCTGCAGCCCGTTCAGCTATCGGGGCGGGCACCTCGAACCTTGCCCTTGGCTCGACGGCGAGCACTGCGGCAGCAGGCAACCATATTCACACCGCGACAAACATTTCGGCAACAGCCATTGCACCCGGAACCGCAACCAATGTCCAGGGCATTCTTGCCGAACTTGCTGCTCGAATCGCGGCCTTGGAGGCGGGTTAAGATGCTGACCACGGTAGAGCGCGCCCGGACGATGCTTCGCGCCGATCCGTCCGACGACGATCTGCTCGCGCTACTGATTCCGGCGGCAAGCGTTGCGATCGAGACTTACTGCAAACGGTCTTTCGGTCTTGCTGAGTACACGGAAAAGGAGGAGCCGCCGAAACGCGACTATGTGCTGCTGCGGAATTACCCGATCGCTTCCGTCGCCTCGATCAACGGCAAAACGAGCCTTGATGGGTACGACATCGATAACGAACGCGGGATGATCTCTCGTGAAGGCTGGGAACGCAGCCGCAAGCCGATCGAAATTGTTTATACCGCTGGCTACGTATTGCCGAAAGACACGATGGAGGAGAAGCCGGCGACACTGCCGGCCGATCTCGAATACGCGTGCGTCCTCCTGATTCAGCAAATGCAACGGGAGCCCGGCGTCACGTCTGAGCGGGTCGGCGATCTCGCCGTCACCTACGCGCAGGATGATGGCCGTATGCCGGCGGCAGTTCGTGCGCTCGCCGGTCCGTACCGGAACGTCAACCTATGAGTACGACGAGAATCAGGAGACGTAATGTCACGGTGACGGAGACGTCATTGATTCCGGAAATGCGACGGCGCCTCGAGGAGCTGGCGAAAACTGAAACGCATATCGGAATGCAAGGCGACGAGGACCTCGCGATGATTGCCGGTGTGTTGGAGTTCGGTTCGGCAAAGAACAACGTTCCTTCCCGTCCTTTCGTTCGTCTCGGAAAGCGTCGGGCAAATGCCGGAATTAACAAGCTTGTAAAGGCCGGGCTTGAAGAGATCGCTACCGGGAGTATGGAGGTGGACAAGCTGCACCAAGACATAGGCGAGCTGGGACTGACGAAGATGGAGCAGGCATTCGACAAGATGAAAAAGCCTGCTTTGTCAGCTGTTTACGCCGCGCAGAAGGGTAGCAAAAAGCTACTGATCGACGAGCGAACGCTTCGGGAGGCGCTAACTTTCAGGAAGGTGAGGCGATAGTCATGCGATTTCGATTTTCCCGGATGCTCGCCCGCAATTCCGCGCCGTACTTGCTCATTTCCCAGCCACTTGCCGATCCGGATGACGCTTATGATGACGACGGCGTGTTCGTGGGCAATCTCGGTCTGGAACCCTCGACAGGGCTTCGCGGCAGTATTCAGCCGCTCTCAGCCCGCTGGCTGCAGATGGACGGCGGTAAATACACGGAGGACGACCGCGCGCTCTATACGACGTTCGTCCACAGGAACGGCGACGTCGTCGAACATCATGGCAAGCGGTATAAGGTTGACGGCGAGGGCGAAAGGCCGGACTACTGCGACGTCAACAAGTACCTATTAAAGCGGGTGACAACCCATGTACCAGGTTGAAACAGTCCAATCGGCGATCGCTCGTGGGCTCAAATCGGCTCTTGGCGTCATGGTCGTTGAGATAAATTCGCCCGGTGACGCCCCGAACCTACCATATGTGACCTATGATTTTTCGGTAGGCGCTGACGAGACGACGGGGCAGCCTGTCAAGTTGGTAGGAGAAGATTCGATCACGCTCTCGGAGACGATCGAGTTTTCGGTCGACTTTCAATTCGCCGCTGTCAATAGAGGTAAAGCTCTCAAACTGGCATTACAGGCGCGTGATTGGTTTAACGGCGAGGGGCACGACATCCTCAAGTATGGCCCGGCCGGAATCGTCGTCGTTACCATTGAGCAGGTGAATAACCGGGACGTACAGATCGGAGATGACTGGACGTATCAGTATGGATTCGAAGTACTGTTCAGAACGACTTCCGTCTCCGTCATGCAAAACCAATTCACGATTGAATCCACAACAATTAAGGAGGTTGATCCGATTGTCTAACATCAATGACGTTAAGGTCATTATCGACGTGCAGCGGCCTACGCCGCGGCTCGGGTTCGGAAAGCCGTTGATCCTGGGCGCAAGCGCCACGGGCAGCGCATACAAGACGTACCGCGACATCGCCGGCGTAGCGGCGGACTTCGCCAATTCCACAGAGGAATACAAGGCGGCGGCCGCGATCTTCGGACAGGGTGACAACAGCCCGGCGGAGCTTGCGATCATTACGCGCAAAACCGGGGCGCCCGAGGAAACGCTGGACGAGATCCTACCAAAGCTCTTCTTGCTCGACTGGTATTTCCTTATTTACACGGCAACGACGGCAGCCGACATTATCAAGATTGCCGCTGCGGTTGAGGCCGACAATAGCCGGCAGTTTTTCGCGCGTACATCCAGCAAGACGGATCTCGCCGCGATCCTGGTCGGAGACTACGAGCGAACGACGGTTGCCTATCACAACGCCACGGAGGTGGCTAAATATCCGGAGGCGAAGTGGATCGGTCGTTGCGGAGCTGCACCGGTCGGCAGTGTGACGTGGAAATTCAAGACGTTAACGGATCTCCTTCCGCTCGACGTAGACGCGACCGAGCTGGCCGCAATCCATGACCTTGGCGCGAATACTTACGTAACCAAAGCCGGCATTAACCAGACATCCGAGGGCAAGACGGTGAACGGCGAGTATATCGACAATGTCCACGCCCAGGATTACGTTAAATTCTCGATCGAGTACGGCGTTCAGCGCTTGTTCGGCGAGCAGGACAAGGTTCCATACGACGATACGGGCATTGCCCAGGTGGAGAGCGTCGTTCGAACGGTCCTGCAGCGCGCATGGCAGCAAGGCATTATCGCCACAGTTGACGGTATCGGCTCATACGGGACCAAGTTCCTCACACGCGCGGAGACGGACGCAGCGGACCGAGAGCAACGTGAATATAACGGCGGTTCCTTCTGGTTCGACCTCGCCGGCGCAATCCACAAAACCACAATCCGCGGTGTAGTCCGCTTCTAAAAGGAGGGAGGGTAATCCATGAATACGACTTATGATGCGAAATCCGTATCCGTCATCGTGGGCGGAACTTATTTGACGGGTTTCGGTGAATCGATGGTATCGGTCGCCAAGGATGAAGAGAACTGGGAAACTTCCGTCGGTGCGCAAGGCGACGTTGTGCGAAGCAGAGTGAACAACCCCCTTGGTACGATCACGGTATCGCTACAGCAAACGAGCCCTCAAGTTGAATATCTGGATAGGCTTGCAAAAACCGGCGAGACGGTTCCGATCTCCGTCATTAGCGCAGGGCCGCCGAAGGAGACGGCGACGTCCACAGCCGCCTATGTAAAAAAGCCGGCGGACAGGGCGTATGGTTCGTCGGCAGAGGATCGGGAATACGAGTTCCAGTGTATGGACCTCGATATCGCTTAAATAAAATTCGAAACGGAGCGATGAAAAATGGCAGCCAAACAGAAAAAAGTAACAGTAAACGGCAAGGAGTACTTACTCCAACATCCCGGCGTTCGATCGGTGACGAAGATTACGGACCGGATCAAAAACAAGCACGGCGTTCCGTCTGACGAAAAGCTGGCCGACGAGATGCTGACTCACGTCGTCGTCGATCCGAAGGTTCGCATGGAAGACTTCGAAGACTATGGCGAAATGTCCGAACTGGTCGGCAAGGCGTTCGGATTCATCACTGGTCAGGACGACGAGCCGGATGCCGATCAGCAGGACTGAGGCAGAGCGCCGGGCGCGGGAGCGGTGGGCGATGTGGCGCCTGCTGCTCTCGGACATGAACATAACGTATTCGGAACTCAACGAAATGGACGATGACGACCTTGCTGAGGCAAATGCCGCTCTCGATATCCATATCAGGCAAATGGAACAGCAAAGCAAAAAGAAGTGATGACGCCTGCGGGCGTCTTTTTTTGTAGAGGGGAGGGAGACATATGGCGGGCGGGATCATTAGTAATTTGATGTACGCCGTCGGCTTTAGGATCAGAAGCAGCCCGCTCGACAGCGCAGACAAGAAGGTCGGGAAGTTGACAAAGAGCGTCATCGGTCTCGGGGCCGCAGTTGCGACCATGGCCGTCGGGATCGGCGCTGCTGGGCTTGCGGCAGCGACAAAGTATGAAGAGGCTATGCTGCATATCGAGGGTGCGACGGGGATGGCAGCCGCGCAAATGGAGGAAACCCGAGAGATCGCAAAAAACCTGTATTCGCAAAACTTTGGGGAGGATTGGCAGGACCTCGGGGGCGCGATCGCCAACGTCCAGCAAGTGACCAAGTTGACCGGCGATGAGCTCGAAAAGACCACCAAATACGCCATACTGCTCCGCGACTCGTTTGGATTTGAAATAAATGAGGCGATCAAGTCGACGGATACGATGATGCGTCAATTCGGCATCACGTCCGAGCAGGCGATGAGCTTGCTCGCCCAGGGCGAACAGGCGGGGCTAAATAAATCAGGTGAATTAATCGATACGGCCAACGAGTACGCCAACCAATTCAAAAGCCTAGGATTCTCGGCTTCCGAAATGTTTGACGTCTTCGCCTCCGGATCCGCCGAAGGTGTGTTCCAACTCGACAAGGTTGGGGACGCGGTAAAAGAGTTTAACATTCGTTCCAAGGACGGATCGGCGAGTTCTATAGAAGCGTTCGAGATGTTGGGCCTTAACGCTGATAAGATGATGCAGACATTCGCCGCCGGCGGGCCGGCAGCACGACAAGCCTTTTCGGATGTTGTCTCGATGATCTCGGACATTGCGGACCCTGTCGCCAAAAACGCGATCGGCGTCGCTCTGATGGGTTCTCAATTTGAGGACCTAGAAGCGACGGTTATATCAGCGATGGGATCGGCCGGAAAACAGTTTGACATGACGAAAAACACACTAGGCGAGTTTCAGCAAATTAAGATGAGCAAGCCGATGGAGGCTTTTCGCGCGTTCGGCCGGCAAATCGAAACCGGAATATTGATTCCGATCGGTCAAAAGCTCCTGCCTCCGCTTAGTGAGTTCGGGAAATGGCTTACGAGTCACAAACCACAGATCGATGCAGTTGGTGAAGCGATTGGGACGACAATTGGTAACGCGATCGAACGCGTAGGCGGATTTTTATCCGATATGATGCCGTACCTGAAAGAATTCGGTGGAGTATTGGTCGAAGGATTTCAACTCGTCGCGCCGGTCGTGGAGGATATCTTTGCCGGTTTAGTAAACGTAGTCAGTACTATCACACAATGGGAAGGGTTTTTACCCGTTGTCATCGGCCTGACTGCGGCATTTGTCACCTATAAAGGCGTCGTTACCGGCGTAGCGATGGCAACTAAGCTGCAAGCGCTATGGACCCAGCGCGCGACAATCGCGACTAAGCTGGCGACGATCGCGACCAAGGGACTTTCGCTGGCGATGTCCCTAAATCCGATTGGTCTAATCGTGGCTGCTGTCGTCGGTTTAGGGGTTGCACTGGTCGTCGCCTATAAAAAGTCGGACAAATTCCGGAATATCGTAAATGCGGTGGGTGCTGCTATTAAAAAAGGGTTCATTGCAACTCTTAATTTCTTCAAAGTGACGGTTCCAAGGATATTCAATAACGTAGTTGATTGGATCAAGCGATTCGGCCCGCGTATTTTAGCAGCGATTACTGGACCAATCGGCTTGGCTGTTTCCTTTGTCGTTAAACACTGGGACAAGATCAAGGCGAAGACCGTCGCCATATTTACCGGGATCGCGGATTGGATTAAATCGATATGGACCTCGATCACCTCGACGATAAAGGATTTTGCTAGTAACTACTGGTCTATCGTAACCGGAGTATGGAGCCGCGTCGGGACGGCGATCAAAAAGGCATTAAACGGATTAAAGACGATTATCGGAAACGCCTGGGATGCGGTCACGACCAAAATATCCGGCATCGCTGACGGCATTAAGGGTAAGTTACTAGGCGTTTGGGATGCCGTCAAAGACGGTTTTATCTCCGGCATTGACTGGATTATCGATAAACTAAATTGGGTCATCGATAAGGCTAATTCATTGTCGTTTGAAAATCCGTTTACTGGCGATACGGTTGGTCTTGATATTCCCCAGATACCAACGATCAACGGCAGCCACAAAGACGGACTTGCCAAGGTGCCGTTTGATGGATACCTTGCGGAGCTCCACAAGGGTGAACGCGTCCTTACGGCAGAGGAAAACAAGCGGTACACACCGGAGACGGCGCCAGCGCGCGCGGCAACAGGATCACGCCACGAAATCGCGTTCAAGGTCGATTTTTCGGGAAGCTCGAGCGGCGGAAATATTGATAGCTCGACTGAATCCCGGATGCAACAGATCCTTGAAAATGCGGTACTATCCGCGATGCGCCGTTTGGGACTGGAGGGGACTTAATGGCGATGCTTGCTGGGTATGTCATTACCGTAGAGTCGGAATCCCCCGGGTATGAGGTCGATATTACGTCGCAGCCGATCGAGCGTGGCGTCGATGTGACGGACCACGTCCAGCCCCGCGCGCGCACGTTGGAACTTTCGGGCCGAGTTGTTGGTCCTGACGCAGCAAAGATTCAAGCAGCAATTGTAAAAATGATGGAAAGCGGAACAATTGTCAGCTACTCAGGCCGGACAACCTTCAAGGGGCTGATCGGATCTTTCAGCGCGCCACGGGATTACAAGGTCGCCAACGGCTTTACATTCTCCTTGCAGCTCATCGCGGTACGGATCGCAACGTCATCTTACGTTTCTAAGCTTCCGACGCCGGTCAAGGTTCAGGCGGCTACGGTTGCGACGGCCGGCGTTAAGCAGACCAAAACAAAGGGTAAGTCTACGGGAAAAAACAAAGAAAAAGTAACCGTCGTTAAATTCAAAGAAGGAAGCAAGTGGAACAGCGGATTTAAGGGAGGGGGCCACAACTTGCAATGACATACATCGACATTGAAAAAGAGCTCATTCCCTATCGATTCGATATTTCCTTGGCAGATGAAATGTTTACATTTGAAGTCCATTACAACGGCAAGGGAGACTATTTCACAGTCGATCTGGAGCGTGATGGAGAGGTCCTGGTCCTGGGCGAAAAGATCGTCTATGGCGTTGAGCTCTTCCAGGACATTCGTGATGATCAATTCCCGAACGTGGCAATCCTTCCATATGACGAGTCGGGATCAACCGCAGCGGTAACATGGGAGACGCTTTCGACGAGCGTCTTTTTGTATGTTCTGGAGGTGGGCTGAACATGCTGCAAAACTTCGGGCGGGTTATCGAATTTATGACGGCTGGCATGAATTTCAGTTCCGAAAAATTTGCGATCGAGGGTACAATCCCCTTTGATGACGATATGCTGCCAAACGAGTCTGAAATTCGGATTTATAACCTCTCAGACCAGACACTCTCACGGATCAAGAGGGGAGAGGTCGCTATGGTCAATGCCGGATATAGGGGTGACGTCGGGGTCATTATGCACGGCTGGATCTCGCGAGTTAGTACCCAATGGGAAGGCGTCGACAAGATCACGACGATTAACGTTCTGGACTCCGAGGACTTGTCCAAACGAGAAGTAAAAGAAGCGGCTTACGCGAAAGGTACGCTTGCGAGCTACATCATCAAGGATTTAGCTGGGGTTATCGGGATGCCGATCGCACAATTGGAACTTGTTAAGGACGTCCGATATTCCGAAGGCTATACGGTCAATGGAAAGGCGACCGATTTGATCGCGGACATCGCTAAGGAGTGCGAGACGTCCGCGTTTATCAATCGTGGAAAGTTGCACGTCCGCAGTCTCCGCCGGATCGCTGGGAGCGAACTATTCGCGCTCTCATCGAAAACGGGATTGATTGGAACTCCTTCGCCATTTGAGGAGGAGGGGGCAAAGGGCTACGAGCTCACAAGTCAGCTCCAGTACCGGATCACGACCGCGTCGGGCATTGACCTCACGAGCTCCGTCTTCAACGGCCGGCTGTATGTCCGAAAGGGAACGCACACCTTTAGCCGCGATGGAGACTTTACAACGAGTGTGGAGGCGATTTTATGACGAAGCCGGATCCGGCGGGAACGCTCGCGAAGGCCATGCAGCAGCTCGCGGCCACTATGGCGGCATCGATTAACGTCGCGCTGCCGTGCAAGGTGCTCACGTTCAGCGGCGGCCGTGCGAGAATTCAGCCGCTTATCCGGACGGGGGAGGTGACGCCAGCCATAATCGACGGCGTTCCTGCGCTCGGGCAGCGCCTTAATATTGGCGGCGTGCAGACGTGGTGCGAGCCAGAATTGCAGGCCGGTGACGTGGTGCTCGCCGTGTTTTGCGATCGCCCGATCCGTGACGCGCTTGGCGGGCAAGTAGCGGTCCCAGACAGCCCCAGAACGCACGCACGGCAGGACGCTGTAATTGTAGGGGTGATTAGTGGATGAAGACGTTACTGCTGAGGGATGGCGATCTCGTTTTCGCCGGCGGCGAGCTTCAGATGGTTGAAGGTCCAGAAGAGGTCGCGCAGAGTTGCCGCGTCATCCTGGGAACGAGACAAGGAGAATGGTTTTTGAATCCCGACATGGGAATCGATTTTGACGTATTTCTAGGAAAAAATCCGATTCGGGAGCAGATGGAAGACGAGCTTCGCGCCGGGCTGGATCAGGAATTACGCATTCAGTCCGTCGAGGACATCACGATCAACAAGACGGATCGAACGCAGATCGTCTCCTTCACGGCGACGGCGGTCGACGGTCAGGTCATTAGCGAGGAGGAGGTGGAGATCGGTGCTTGATGCAACAGGGTTTAAACGACCTCGTTATGAGGACATTTTTTCGGAGATGGAGACCAAGGCCAAAACGGCAGAAGCATTCGGACCGGAGGCCAACACGGCCGAATCAACTCCGCTCGGCGCGATCCTTCGGGTCGGCGCTTACTTTCTCGCTCAGCTCTGGGAAGGTGTCGAGGACGTTTACAATTCGGGATATAAAAATACCGCAACTGGTGCACAACTTGAAAAGCTCGGGCCGTATGTCGGCGTCCGGAAAACGCAGGCGCAGCGTGCGACGGGTACGCTGACTATCACGGGGACTGCCGACTTCACTGTACCCGCTGGATTTCGGGTAGCGACCGGCACGGGCATTATTTTCGAAACAACGGCGGCGGTTACGCTCCAAAGTGGGACCGGATCGGTTTTGATCCAAGCTTTCGAAGCTGGAACCGCGGGGAACGTGCCGGCCGGAACGATCACGACGATCGTTAACCCTTCCGCAGACGTAACGGCTGTTACTAACGCTGCGGAGACGTCGGGCGGACGGGAGAAGGAGACAGACGAGGAGTTCCGCTCCAAGTGGGATGATTCAGTCGCCGGCGGAGGGTCCGCTACGGTCGACGCAATCCGAAGCGCGGTCCTGCGTGTTCCCAGCGTTCGGGCAGCCGCGGTGTTCGAGAACAACACAATGACGCCGACAAGCGAAGGTCAGCCGGGGAAATCGTTCCAAACCTTTGTTCTCGGTGGGGAACCGCAGGCGATCGGGGAAGCTATTTTTTCGCGCGGCGCCGGCGGGATCGAAACGTATGGAACGCAATCCGTTACCGTGACGGATCTCTCCGGACGGACGCACACGGTCATGTACAGTCCCGCCGTTGTCGTTCGGGTCTTCGCACGGGTAACGATCACACGAAACGCCTCATACCCGGCAGATGGAGATGCGCGCATACAATCCGTCCTGGTGCGTTTTGTCGGAGGCGAGGACACTGACGGCACGATCTACGCAGGCTTATCCATGGGGGACGACGTGATTTACACTCGCCTGATCGCGGCCATGTACGCCGTCCCGGGTGTCGAGGACGTCACGCTCGGGCTGTCCACGGATGGCGTTACGTATTCGCCGGCAAACGTCATCATCAGCCCGTCCCAAGTGGCGCAGCTCAACGCGGCCGATATTGAGGTGACGTCATGATTGCTGCTGATTTGCTCGCCCGGTTCCCAGACGTCTACGACAAGCGGCCGGAGTCCAATCTCGGTAAGTTGATGGGAATCTTCGCGGAACAGTTTTCAAAGGTAGAGCAGACTCTCGTCACGATCGAAGCATGGCGCGACATCGATGCGGCAGCCGGAGCGACGCTGGATCGGATCGGCGAAAACGTCGGCCAGGACCGCGGAGCGGCTACGGACGAGGTTTACCGGATGCTCATCAAAAGCAAGATCGCCCGTAACTTGTCAACGGCCGACATCAATACGATCATTCGCGTCATCGCGATCGCCGTCGGCGCGCCTTACGAGGAGATCGAGGTCCGGGCCAAATATGACGACCCCGTCGATCCAGAGCCGGCAGCGATATCGTTGATCGGCCTGCCGCTCAAGTACGTCAACCAGATCGGCATTTCGCTTCCCCAGTTCGCACGGATCATTCAAAAGACGGCAGCGGCCGGCGTCCGCGTTAATAGCGTGCAGCTCCAAGGGACTTTCGAGTTCGGAGACTTGCCGCTATCAACGAGTTCGACGGCTGGATTCGGAGACGATGGAGACCCCGAGACGGGCGGTTATTTTGGGGCCGCGTTTGACCCTAATCAAGACGTAGATTTACCTATTTAAAGGAGGGTGGATATGGCATCATTTGACGAGCAATTACCCGAATGGAACGAGCCCGGCGTTGAGCCGCCACAATCGAAAAAGGACACCGGTTATCAGCCCGGAGACAAACCCCCGGCCCAGTGGATGAACTGGTTTATGACCAGGGTGTACAAGGTGCTGCAGGAGATCCGGGCAAAGGTCGCATTTAAGGCAGATGTCGGCGACATGAGTACGGTTCCCACGACGAACAAGACTGCGGCCGGGGCGATCACGGAGCTTTTTACAAATGTCAGTGACGGTAAAGCATTAGTCGCGTCCGCGATCACTGACAAGGGCGTACCGACGGACGCGGAAGATACCTTTGCGGAGATGGCCGACAATATTGAGGCTATCCAAACGGGGCCGAATACTAGCGATGCGACAGCAGTGGCGGGCGACATCCTTGCGCCTAAGACGGCGTATGGAGCGGCAGGAACGAAGCTAACAGGAACACTGGCGCTGTCAGGTAGCGCAGGAGACGTGGACGTCCTCGCAACCAAGACGTACTACAGCACGGACGCGAAGACGAAGCGAACCGGCGCGATGGTCAACCGGGGCGCGATGACACTGACTCCTGGGCCGGTGGACGTTGTTATTCCGGCGGGCTACCATAATGGCACCGGCAAGGTTCCGGCTGTCGTTGTTCCAGCGGATAAGGTGCTTGCGGGTACGACGATTGCGGGTACGGCGGGGTCGATGCCTAACCTAGGAGCGCAAGCTCTTACCGGAACTATCTCTTTAACTGCACCAGGCGCATTAGGTGTTAAGCCGCCCCAAAACGGATATTACTCAACGGGTAGTAGGATTGATCTATTCGACACTAACTTCATCGCTGCGAACATCTTAGTAGGAAAAAGCATATTTGGGCTTACGGGATCACTCGTTCAAGGCTTGAAACATGCTTCAGGATCGGCGACCGGCAACACCCTTGGCGAGGTGTCTGTAAACGGTCTTGCATTTAGACCTAAGATAATAATTTTGCATATTCCGGCAGCGCCAAGTGGTATGTGGCGCAAGGTATACCTTGAACCACCAGCGGGCACTTATGACTCGCTAAACGATGTAGAGTATACATCCAACACCGCGCGTTCTTTTGGTTCTTGGAATATCACTGAATCATCTTTTTATACGCGTGCATCCGCAGCCTACAATGTCTCACAGATATCGTGGTGGGCATGGGGATAAAGGAGGAAATCAATCGTGAAAATAGGAAGAAAGATATATTATGAACTGGAAACCGGGAACGTCATACAAAACACAGGAGAACGTTCCGACGTTGTGGTTGAAACGACAAGAGAGCAAGACTTCGCGTTTTATGTCTCTCTCTCCGAACGCGTACCGGAAACCGTAGGATGCTTGCAACTAGAGTACGGAGAGTACGCGCAGGACTTTGCGGAGTGTAACGGATATAGGGTAGACGTAAGCGGCGAGACTCCATCGCTGCTTTTTTCGTACCCTGAACCCGGAGAACCGGGAGAACAACCAGTGTACCGGAGGCCACTTTCGGAACAAGTTGCGGAACAGGAACAAAGACTTGCAGACGTCGAGCTGGCGCTCGCCGATCTCTTTACAGGGGGAATATAATCATGGCAAAGCCTATGTATCAGATTCGGATTATCGCAAGTGCGTGCATCACGCGCTACAACGGCGGAGAGCGTGAAATCACCGGTATCGTCGACAGCTACGGAATGGCTCAAGAAGATCGCGAGTTGGTGCTCGCGGAGATTTGCGCAAAACGCCCGGACATCGCTCCGGTAGATCAAGGCTCCGCAACATAAGCGGGGCCAATTTTATTGGGGGTGGGGCGGTTGTCCACGAATGAGGTGCAAGTCTTATCGGACATTCGAGAGCGTGTTGTGCGCTTGGAGACTAAGATCGACGCTATGACGGATGTCCGTGACACAGCAGCCGAGGCAAAGGAAATAGGAGCTGAAGCTTTACAATCTACCAGATCGGCACATCATCGGCTCGACGAAGTGGCAGACAATCAGCGCTGGCTCTGGCGGACGTTGGTAGGGGCGATCATAGCTGCAATCATTGCGGCGGTTACTAATTTAAATGGAGGTTGACGGCATGGAGAATCAAATTCTTCAACTAGCCGCGCTCGTCGCGGCATATGTCGGCGTAACTAAAAATTTCGGAATCTCGGAGCGGTGGACGCATGTCGCCGCTCTTTTGTTTGCCGCCGTCTTTGTCCTGGTCCCTGCCCCGGTCCGGGAGACAATCACGATCATATCGATCGTCGGACTTACGGCCAGCGGCGCGTACCAGTACGTAAAGAAGCGGGAGGGGTAAGGATGACCGTCTATTATAGCCAAGAGGATGCGCGCTGGCGCAATGTCCCGTATACGATCCGCAACGATCCGAAACAGACTATTGGAACATCGGCCTGCGGCCCGACATGTCTGGCGATGGTGGCAGCCACATGGAGAGATAAGTCCATTACTCCGCCAGAGACTGCAAAATGGGCCGTAAATAAAGGATACCGCACCGCCAACAGCGGCACGGCTTGGAATTACTTTGAGGCAGCCGCAAAGTATTACGGGTTGTCTTGCAAACAGACAGGAAGCCTGGACGAAGCAAAGCGGGCGCTCTCATCGGGGGCGCTCGTTATTGCTTCTATGGGGCCGGGTGACTTTACCGGAGGCGGCCACTATATTCTGCTTGTGAAGATCGACGGGCGCATGATAGACGTATACGATTCCAATCACGATAACACCAAGTACGGCCGACTGGTCGACCAGGGGACACGCAATGACGGAAAGGTCCGGGCGGACGAGTCAGTATTCAGGGCACAGGCCCGGCGGTATTGGATTTTTGAAAAACCGATTATGGAGGATGAGCCTATGACACCAACAGAACAAAAGGCGTTTGAGTCATTAAGCAAAAAGGTGGATGAGTTGACGAGCATGGTGACGACGCTCACGATGCAAATCACAGCAGGAAAAGAACTCGTTCCGCCGCCGCCGTGGTTTGAGACAGAGTTCGAGAAACACGGCGTGTTGAAGCGGATCGAAAGTCCGAAGAAACAAATGGTCTTTTGGGAGACGCTAGCCGTTTCGCTCCGAATGCAGGGGCTTGGCAAAGGTACAGAGTAAAGATTCAGCCCGAGGATTAATAATCCCGGGCTTTTTCATTTTTAAATAAAGGAAAATGTCGATTCTCATCGAATACATTCATCTATGAATAATATAGGAGATGCGCTTGATGAGTGATAAAGTTAAAATAGCATATGCCATGTTAGCTGCAATGACTGATCACATTAATAACGAAAAAAATGAAGAAAAATTCGCAATTATTGAGCCCTTAGTAAGTATTGGCTTTTATTCTTTACCAGCAGTATTAAAGGCAAGGGCAGTTTTTGCAATATTAAATTCTAAGGCTGGAAATAAGTACGAATTATCAATAAATGCGTTCAATCCTGATGGTGAATTGATATGGAACAGAAGCTTATCATATGAACCTTCAAACGACATTGAGGAAAAATCGGCCACAACTGTGGCTAATGATGTGACTATCGATGTAATCAAAGAAGGTATTTACAGGTTTGAATTTAACGTATTAGATCACGCTTCTCGCGATTATGAATTATTCATCTCTAAAGAGGGGATAAAGGAATAATGGGCGAATTAATAATCATGGAGGGTTCAGAACGAGGTGAATCCGGTGTAAAATATAAGAATAAGAAAGTATTTATAAACCAAGATCCGAGAAGCAATGAAGCCCAGCATGCCCAAACAGTAAAGGAGATGCAGGGAATGGACGAATCAACAAAGATGATGATCGAACGGTTGGATCGAGATTCGCGCGAACGCGAAGAACGGTATCATAAAGACGCTCAGGAACGAGAACAGAGATATAGAGAGGAAATGAAGGCTCAGGATGCTCGTTTTCGAGACGAAGCGAAGGAAAGAGAAGAGCGCCTTATCGCGGCAATAAATAACTTGAAAACGGATTTGAAGTCCGATTTCAAAGAAACAAGAGACGATGTAAGAACAACGAGAAATACTGTGCTTGGACTGGCAATCGCCGTAATAATCGGAATTGCCGCGATGGTTGTTACTGTAGCATTGACGAAATAGGATCCCGGGAGCTTCGGTTCTCGGGCTTATTTTTTGTCGATATTATTTGAAAATCCTAGTAATTTGTACTATGATGTATGAAAAAAGTGTAAAGGAAGATACTGGGACATGATTAAGGGGAAATGGTCATTATTGTTAGTGGTTGTTATGATCGGGGCGCTTATAGCGGGATGCGCCAAGGAAAAAAGTGAAGAAGAAAAGCTAGCTGAGGCGCTCCAAAGCGCATTAGGCTCGAATGTTGTAAAAGAAGGAACGCCCGAGGCAATGTTGGGCGAGATCCGAAGTTACGTGACAAAAGATATCTGGAATGATGGACTAGTCAACGTAAGCTGGTATTTAGGAAAGGGAACGAGCAGTACAGGCGAGACTCTTGATATCGAATTTACGATGGAACGACTAGGAAAAGCGATCGAAAAGAAAGCCGAGTACAACGAATACATTAACGGCTTAGATGCAAAATACGATTCCGTTAAGCAAGTTTGGAACAAACTATCTGCCGAAATCGATAATTTGTATGGTCAAATCAAGGACAAGACACCAGTGGCAAATGACAAGGAAGCGAACGCGAAATTTGATACTGGTTTGTTCTCACAGTACAGCGAAGCTTTCCGCGATGAAGTCAATGAGTTGAAAAAGGCTGCAGCCGAATAATGATCAAAAAAAGCATCCGAGATGGATGCTTTTTTACTTTATTCTCACTACGCATCCTGACTTAAAATAATTATCCCCATCATCCAGCCGAATAAAATCCTTCGAATGCTCAACGATCCGACCCGTACCGATCAACTCGCCAGCTTGCCATACTTCCACAATCATCCCGTGCAAAAATGCGTGATTGATTATTTTAACATCCATTATTTGCGCTGACTCCTACTAATCAATTCATCGAAAATCCGTTGAATATCTCCCGCTGTCTCAGGGTCTCTACTCGCTATCCATGCGAGAGTCCTTTTCTCGCTGTCTGTTAGATTGCGACCGAGGGATTTTTCCACAGATATAAGCCGCTCCGCTATTCTCATTTCCTTTTCAACAAATTCAGACTTTCGCGGACCAGACCAACTCTGTTCCAGATAATCTCTGAGATCGAACATATTGCCCATCCTCCTTTAGGATTAACATATTTTCAAAGAGCATCTATGTAAAGGCCAGCCATGCACGGCCAGCTCGTGGCGGTTCCCGCGACCATCCCGGCATAGCCGGTAGGTTTCGACCTCCTCCGCTGGAGGCCATCATCAGGCGGGTGAACCTGTTTTCAACTCTTCCAGCTTTGAAGCAATCCTGTCCCGTTCCTCTGCAGCGCGGCCCCACCTTGCGTTAGCTGTCGTGATCCGCGCTCTCGTCGCTCCTGGTCCAAGAGCGGCACGCGCTTCGGCTGCTTTCTTACTCGCCTTTTCGGTTTGTGCTAGAAGGCGCTCGTAACGTTTGATTTCATCCATTCCCAATTATCCTCCCTGGGGGGAGCCGTTAGGCTCCCATGATTATTCTTCCGGTGTCCAGTCCAGTCTACGGCCGGTCTCGATCATGTAAGCGACCTGATCACATATTTCATTGGCGACGATGTTATAAGCCAACGCTTCATCGAAATATTCCGTCGCCTTCGCCTTGCTCAGATTAAATCTGTTTTGAATGTCAGCGATAATGTGGTCAATAATCATCTTCCTCGTTACGCCTGCTTCTTTCATGGTTTTCATCGCTTCATTACCTCCCTGCCCCTGTGGGCTGCTTATTTACGAGCTGCCTTGACGAGTGCCGCGACGCTAATGATCAGGGCCGCAATGCTTACGATCAGCGTTAACGTCTCCATGCTGCCGCACCTCCGTTTATTTTTACTATCTTCTATGTTAAGATTGGGGGAGAGAAGGCCGGGGCTAGCCGACCTTCCCTAACAAGGAGCCTTTAACGTTTGCGCCGCTCGCGCCGTTTGGTTCCTTTTTTCTTTTCCTTGCGGCCTGTGCTTAGTAACATGATTGCCGTTACAAACTGGATACAGGCCGTAAGGAGCGAAACCCAATCCTTCATATTTTCACCCTTTCCCGAAGGCGTTTCTCTCACCTTCTAACTCAATTATATACTGGTACGCGTATATAGTCAAGTGTTTTTATACTTGTACCAGTATTTGTTTTCGGATATAATGGGTATGAAAGGTGGCGATCAGTTTGGAACAAAAGGGAAATTCGGCTACGCGAGCCAAAACGAAGTATAACGCCGCAAATTACGATCAGGTAAAATTTACGGTTCGCAAGGGCGGAAGAGAGGCGATAGACGCCGCCGCCGAGAAAGCAGGAGAGAGCCGTAACGCATACATTTTGAAAGCCGTTATAGAACAGATGAAGCGCGACGGAATCGAATACGAAGAAGAAGCCACCGGCGAGTGAAGCACGGGGCTTTTTTGTTCCCCTTGATAAGAACGTTGGTTCGTGTTATAAAATAAGAACAAATGTTCGAAGGTGGAGGCGATCAATTTGGAAGAGTATCTGATCGTGTCTTGCAATTTTCACTTTCCGGTCGATGTCATTATTTCCGGGCAACACATATCCGGCCATGTCGAGCAGCTGGACGAGGACGACCGCGTATTAATCGCTGGAAAGTGGTATCCGATCGCCGCGATTAAGCGACCTTCTCAATCCGAGGAGATAGGAGGGTCGCAAAGTGACCAAATTAGACGGCAATAACCGGTGGGGCGGAAAAATGCTGTTAACTGAACACCAGGAAAAATACGACCAACGAAACGGTATACTTGCGGTAAAAGCAACAGCGGAGGAGCTCAGCTTAATTAGAGACTCTATATTGCTCCCGCATTTGATGACCATGATTCAAAGATCGATCGACGAGGTAAGTCGTTCTCAAATATCCATGCATAATGTAATGGCTCGTTTTATGCGTGTGGTTCTAGATCGTGCTGGCCTCGAATCATTCAATACGAGACGCGAACTAAAGAAAAGAAATATCAAGATCCTATCCGATGAGATGCAGGACGACATCATTTACACTCGCTATATCTGTCGAGGATACGAAGATAAATTTGGTATGACCCGTGAGGTCATGCGGGCGGAAATCGGAAAGCATCTTGCCAAAGCGGTCGATAGCATACTAAATCCATCCAAGGAGTGATCATCATGCCGGCAATAGACAAGCCAGGAAAGAAATACAAAGTAAAGAGGCCGACAAGAGATGAGTTCGAGCTCGAGGAATTGGCTGACCAGTTGACAGAGGCCAAGAGGGAAGAGACTGAGGTCGTATTGACTGTATGGGGGAGGGAAGAGGCGGTCCGAGGTACAATAACGGAGATGGATGCCAGAACTTCGCTTGTGCACGTATTTCGACACAGTGAGACGGTCAAGGTACAGTTTCTGGATATCATGAAAGTAAGTAGCCCCGAGTAA